TTAGGGATTCACCTGCACCCAGTTGGGTAGTAGTTTCGTCAGCTATTCTGTATCTCCTCTTCATGTTAGTCTGGAAATCCACTTCCAGTTTAGCTAAGTTGCCAGTCTCGACAACTTCCGTAAGATGGCCGCGCACCACCATTAGTGCTTGGTACATCTTAAAGAGCCACTCGCGCTCATCCTGAGATGACGCGACATCTTTAACCGCATCTAGGTACCTCTCCTCGAGAACCCCAAACGCCTCTACAAGTATCGGGTCACGCAACAATGAAGCCGCGTGCTCACCCCGTGCTTGCTCTCCCCTTAATTTTCCTTCGCTCACAAACAGTCTCCTCTACTGTTGCTAAAATACCACACAATGCTTTTTACGCAATAACTAAGCTCGTGGCAAGTTTGTTGATATATCTCCGCCAGCTTCCTTCTCCAACTCACGAAGACGCGCTTCCATTGCAAGCTCATCACGGCGAAGCTGAAGCTCGGCCTCTGCTTGCTCACGTTTAAGCTCAAAGTCAAGACGCATTTGCTCTGCCTTCATTTCTTGTTGCGCCACGAACTCAGCTTGTTTCATTTGCATTTCAGCTTGGAACTTCTGCATCTCTAGTGCAATAGCTGGGTCTTGCTGTGGGCCTTGCTGTTGAGCCGCCGCTTGTTGCTGTGCAATCTGGGCTTCAATCTGCTGGGCAGGGGCAAAGAACTGGTCTGAGTCCTTAAATCCAGACAATTCTGCAATTTTAGCCAATGTATTGCGGTATTGTGAAAGGCTAACCATCGGGTTGTTCATACCCATCTGTGCAATAATTTGTTCTTGTTTGGCGGCAGTTTGCATCAAGAAACCAATTTGCTGGTCTTTTTGTGCTGTACCGAGTCCGACATTAATCTGAATGTCGTACATATTATCCCACATGCGAGGGTCAACAGTTACGAAATTATTATTAAGACGAATCATCTTCTCTTTGTTTTGGTATTTGGTAGAAAGATGAAGAATACCACGGAACAAGTCGCGCACACCTGTCTCAGCAAATACACGAGCAATCATTTCAATTTTGCCCTGTGAAGCCGCTTGCATAGCCGCTACAGCAGTTGCAGTGGTTGATTGTAGTGCATCTGCATCAAGGCCCATAGACTGCTTGTTCATGCCTGTGCGCTGTTCCTTGACGCTATCCAAGTAGCCAAGTGCATTAAACACGGCTCCAGATACATCACTTACCTGCAGGGGCTGTACAGCGCCAATCTGACGAGCGCGAACAATACCAGCAGGGCGATTGGTCATAAGGTCATCAAGATTAACTTGTCCCTCAAGAGCAACCACACGAGAGTTGTTTGTGTTGTAGATATTGTCTAGCAACTGACGCATCAGAGTTGATTTAATCAACTGCAAGTCCATCACCAAGTCTGCAACAGAACGGCCAATAGCGCGATGCGGCATTAGGATGGGCGACAGAGTAGCAAATGGAATATGGTCAAACTCTTCGTTTTCTAGAACGTGATAGCCATTACCGATAGTCAAAACGCGACGAAGCTCTGCAACACCGTCACCATCATAGTCAGACATAATGTAGGACTCAGTTACGAGAACATTACGCATGGCTGGGTCATGGCTGTCATACGTTAGACCAGTCTCAATATCCTCAAAGCGTTTTGTGCGTTCCTCATTCATGTCTAGGTCTGTAAACCCAGCGTAACGCTCAACCTCTTCTTTGTCGTAACCCATGTCAACAAGCTCGCCAACAGTCATTGTTGTGCGGTGAGCTACAAAGTCTGCGTCATGCAAGCTCTTTGCACGGTTGCTAATCAAAAACTCTTCTGGTGGCACATTGTCTAGTGCAATGCGTCCATTCGTTTCTGTGCGCTTCAGCTTTACGTTATAGGCAATGGCGGCTGGCATAATCGAGCCATCAGGCATAACCGTCTCTGGAGATATTTCTATTTCCTCTTGCTCGGCAACCTCGACCTCTGGGTCTGACACCAGCATGGTAAGCTCTTCTGTTGTGAGCATCTCATACTCTTCTGTCTTAACGTCAGTTGTTTCATCCCAGTAGAACTTAACAACACCCAGCTTAAGGATAAGAGAATCCTTGAACCAGTTGTGCATGATTTCAAAGCCACGGTTATCCGTATTGATTACCCAGTTGGCATAGTCACTGGCTTGTTCAGCACCAGCCACATCCTCTGGGCCATTAGGTGCAAAGCGCACATACTCATCTGACTGAGTAAAGATACGCATAAGATTGGGCATAATCTGCTCAATCGTGTCGCTTACCTCTGTGCTGACAACCTGAGAACGACCATCCTCTTCGTTGCCAAAAGGCTCCCCGAGGTAGTAATCCATTGCGTCAATACGGTCTTGAGAATACTCCGTGTCATAGTATCCAATAGACTGTTCAATCTCATTACGAAGAATAGCCTGAAACTCGATGTCGTTCATCTTTGCCATAATTTTGCCGTAGTCTGTTGCGTCATCGCCTAGCTCTACACCGGTAGGCTTTACTGGCGCTTTCTTAACTTTGGTTTTCTTTGTCTCTTTTTTAAGAGCAGGTGCCTTCTTCGGCTTCGCCTTTGCCTCGACCTTAACAGCCAAAGGTTTGCGACAGCTTTTGCAGGTGCCTGTTACATTCGTGTGGGTTGGATAACCGCAGTGAGGACAGTTGGTCATATTTATACCCTCTTTGGTATAGCTGTAATGTTTCTTCCCAACTTGCGGCATATCAGTCTCCTACCACTTAACTTTATGCGACCAGTACTTAGCTGACAGTTTAGTTGTCGGCTTACCCTGCGCGTTGTGTCTGGCATAATACGATTTTTTTCGTGCTTTGTCTTTAGCTGTCTTGGGATTTTTCCCAGCGCCCTTTACGCCCTGCTGACCGAAGCGAATAAGGCGAATCTTGTCCCCTTCTTTTGCGAGAACCGCGTGGCTCTTCTTCGGATGCTTGGGGGTACGTTTAGGTTTGTTGTAGCCAGCAAAACGCTCGCCGCGATATTCAATAGCCATTATCGAATCCTCATGTGATGCTTGGGGCCGAGTTTCTTGCGTATATGCAATCCGCGTTTTTTGTGGCGGCGTTTTACGCGTGTGTTTTTAATGACAACATTTTCTGTCTTTTTTGCCACTATGCGTCTCCGTAAATTCCGTCTTCAGTGACCTTGATGGAGCGCACACGCACCATATAGTCGTCTGGGTGCATCTCAGCTTCTTGGGCGCAGAAGGCAGAGGCAAGCAAGCAGGTGTCGATTAACTCATCCCATTGCTGTCCACGCTCGGCAAGCTGAAAAAGCACGAGCGCTATCATTTCAAACGCTGTGTCTTCGATTGGCTCTCCGTCGAGCGTTGTTAGACTATCCATTTTTGTGTCCCATAAGTTAGCTTCGAGTTCCACTTGTGTCTGCTACCACTTGTAGCAATACTAGCACGAGAAGCAAAGGTAAGGCAAAACGCATCTGCAAGGTCAGGGCTGTTCAATCCGCGCCGCTTCATCTCATCTTTTCCTTCTACCTTTAGCTTACCATTAGATAGGAATGAAAATCTAGGCTTAGATAGGTCGTCAATAAGCTCTTCCTGATTGGGGATTGTGCAGTCGCGCATCTCAAACCATTCTTTGCCGAGGAACCACAGTTCATCGCGCAAGCGGCCATAACGCTCCCCCATAGACGCAGACTCTGCTACGTTAATACCGCGTACAGGTAAATCCAACTCGGTGAGACGGTCAACGACACCAGCACCCAAGCCGATGCTATCGACCAATATTTCGACTGGCCTATCCGACCAAGTAGTTGTTTCATATTCATTTAGGATAATCCCACACATTTCCATCAAATCTTTGTTTCGCCACGATTTGATAGGCTCAGTTACCACATTACCCTTTCTCTTGCAAAGGGCAGATTTATCTGTGCCAAAACGCGCCACATCAAGTCCCCAAACAACGGGTGTGGTTTCTGCGGCCACTTGTTCGCGCTCGGCGGCGGACTGCAAAAGGTGTAATGGAATGACCACATCGTCATCAGCCTCGGGCCACTCACCAAGGACACGCACACGGAAGATATTGCTATCCTCCCCATATTTTATTTTCATGTCTTCAATGAACTTCGGCCCAACTTGGGTACTATCCTGCGATGCCACCTTCATTGTGTAGAAGCTATCTTTCATTTTGTTGAAGGCTTCGTAAAAATAGCCAGAAGTACGGGTGGGGTTTCCTGTCATCACAGTTTTAGCGCCCTCTGTAGACATGGCACCCTCACCAACCTCAAAGATGATGTCATCAACACCTGAAGCCTCATCCACGAGAAACAACATATTTGGGCTGTGAAATCCCTGCAACGCCTCTGGTGTTTCACGACGAGCAGTACGGGCAACCGCGAAGCTATCTTGACCAGTAAGCTCTACCTTTGCAGACGTTACCTCAATAAGCTCCTTCAGACCGTCAGGCATACGACGATGCCATTTAGCGACCTCAGCCCACAAAATGTCTGATAACTGACTGGCAGTGTTAGCGGTACATGCTATCCGAGAAGGCGACCGAGTGAGAACCCACCACAGGATGAGCCAAGATAGAAATGCAGTTTTACCGATACCGTGTCCAGAGCGGATAGCCACCCTGTCATTGTCACGCACAGCATATAAAGCCTCTCTTTGCCATTTCTCTGGTTTGGCGTCCAAAACGCCCTCTACAAACAAAACAGGGTCTAAAGCGATTGCAAGCAGTAGTTCCCCAACGTCATTTTCCTCTGTCATATATCTCTTTCCTTTTGAAGTGAGAGGGGACAGTCAAAGGGAAAGGAAAACCGTCCCCCCTCGTTTCAGGAGCGCCAAAGGAGGAGTGCGCTCAACCGAAGCCGTGTACTCCTCTGATGTCAAATATACACGTTTATTTGCTCGTAGCAACATGATGCAAATAACGCACCCCTATGGTCAGGGTGTCTATAGGGTGTAGTCACAGTGACTATAGGGTATAGTCATGGTGACTATAGGGTATAGTCAGGTTGTCTAGCCCTTAATAAGTAAACTAATAAGTAAGTTAATAAGTCATTTAATAGGGCGAGCCTAAAAATAAAAAAAAATTTTAGTGGGGGTATGGGGGGAGTGCGGAGAATTGAAGGGGGGGGTGTTGGGAGAGGGGTCACGTTATTTGGATGCTTATATATATACACTGCCCCCCGTGAAAAATTTTAGGGGGGGGCTATTCGATTTTGTGACATTTTTACAACACCCGATAATTAATCCGCATTGTCTGTTGACTGTGGTAATTTTGCCACACCATCATCAATAGGGTCGGCGTCGATAACATCGGCCTTTATCTTGCTTGCCTTTAGTGCGGCGGATACACCAGCCAACGCGGTTGATAGTGAATCGCCTTTAACTTCCACTTCTAGCTTGTCCGCCTTGGGTAGGTATTGGCTCAAAACAGAAAGCATCCGCATAGCATGGTCGGGGTTTTCTGCATCAGTAAGACGCGCCGCGATAATCTCTGCCAGGCTTGTTCCCTTCTTCTCTAATATCCCCATGCTCTGCTCTATTTGAGCAATGACATAGCCGCCCATTTGCCTACCCGTTGCGCCCTTAGGTCTGCCAAGCGGCACACCATTCTTGCTTAATTTACCCATTTTTTATATCCTCTAACCCGTTGTTTTTCCTGCAAACATTACCACGCCGAAAAAAAAATATAAATAATGCGTTTTCCGTATTGGCAAACGCGCAAATATGGTTTACAGAATAGGGGTAAGCCCGCAATGGTGCGGCAAACAAAAGGGACTAAACATTATGGCAAATTTGACCAGCTTTGAATTTTACGGCTTCACATTTTAAGAAGACCCTAACCACGGCGACCAAGACCCGCAATCAGTAAAAAGCGGAAAATGGCTTTTATCAACCGACCTTCATGACGAGCCGCAAGACAAAGAAGAAGCGGCGGCGGATCGCTCGTACGCTATACAAGAAGGCCAAGGCGTCTATCGGCTAGTTTAACAATAATGGGACAGGCTGGCACCTGCTGGCCTGTCTCGTGATTGCTAGGCAATACCGGCAACAATCAAAAACGAAAGGGAAAACACTATGTCTGAAAATTATTATGAATATATCGGGTCAATCGCTGATGATATTATGGCAGAGCGCGAGCATTGGTCAGAAGACGACCTGTCCGACATTGCAAGCCAACACGCTGACAGCAGTCAGCTTGTCATATACCACAGCCAAGCGCATGAATTTGTGCGTTGGTTGCCCAGTGACGTCAGAAATCAAGCTGAGGACAGCGTGGCCGATTGCTTTCCAGAACACGGTAGCTATGACGAAACAGCGTCGCGAAATGCATACTTTGCGCATGAGCAAATGATAATTGAAGAAGTGACCGAACGTCTGGAGAAAGAAAGCGAAGCCGCATAATTAACAGCTTAACAGGCTGGCACGGCTGGCCTGTTTTACGGTTAATTGTGACCGATCAGCAAAGGGACTAAACAAATGATTAAAATTGACTTCAAAGAATTATCAGCCGACCAGCAAGAGTGCTTGGCCTACGCGCTTGGCGACTTTTTGAATAACTACAATTTCAGGGAACGCGCCGACGATTTATTGCGAGACATAGAAAACATGATTATTCATGGTCAAAACGTGGGTCAAATGCAAAACCTGTCAAACATTGCCCAAGAACTAAGCGGCGTTTGCGATGAGGCGGCAAGGTTTTGGAACCGATACGCCGAAAACGAGTTAAAAGAGTTTGCAGAATATGAGAAGGCTTAGACCATGACCAAAACGAAAAAGATATTTGAAACAATCGGCGGATTGCTTTTTTTGGCATGGCTCGCGGGCGTGGCTTGGTTTGCTCATGTCGCGCTATAGAAACACAACGCGGGGGCGGCGCGTGTTCGCGCTTAACTTGCGGCAAACTATGAAACAGCAAGGCGCGTTGCGTCTGCTATGGCTTAACATTAAACAGGCGTTTAAACGCGCCAAGAAAGAGATATAGAAAATGACTTGCGAAGTATGCAACGGCACAGGCTGGCTTGAAGCCTATGGAAGGCTAGGCCATGAAATCCAACACTGCCAGACGTGCGGCGGGTGCAAATCCGACAAAGAGGCTTACGAAAAAGCAAGCCTTGTTATGGACACGTCACAAAGCAAAAACGACACTTGGTAAAAACACGCTAGGGCATTTCCCCATTTTACCCTAGCAAGGGGCGGGCTTCACGGCTTGCCCCTTTTCTTTTTCCTGCTATGCCCCTAGAAAGCCCATAGAAGCCCATACAGCGCGTTTCTTGGTGTCCTTGGCACACCCCTACCTGAAAGCAGGGAAGCACCAAAAACAGGGCGTTTTATAGGGCTTCGAAATCTGGCAACGATTTAACAGGGTCGGCAATATCAAAAAGCCCATCCATATCGTCGTCAAAGTCGGCGGCTGGTGGCAGGTCGTCAAACTTTGGCTTGGTCATGCCCTTAGTTATCAGGTCAAAGTCTGGCGTCGGGTCTGGTCGCGGTGGCAGTGGTGGCTCAGTCGTCGGCTCGACTCTGGTGGCCGGGTGCGTCTCATGGGGCTGCGGGGCGCC